GGATATGTTGTTATATAACATCGCATACGATCATTTAAAAAAATCATCCACTTTAAAATTTGCCTTAATTTTGGGATTAAACAAATTTATTAATGTTATTTAAGAAAATCATTGGAACTCTATTTTAGAGTTCTTTTTTTATGTCATAAAGTAGGGAGGTGTTTATTATGACTGGAATGATTTTAGGAATAGTATTAATAACTCTATTAGTATTATTTGTAGTTGCTTCATGTAAAGTTGCATCGTGGGTTGATCAAGAAATGGAAGGAGGTTTTGAGAAATGGAAGAGCAAGAGAAAAAGTTAAAACATTATTTAGCATATGTTAAATATAAAGATATGAGAATTGCACCAATGCCAGTAGCGGGTATTAATGAGGAATTAGTTATAAAAAAGGTAACTAATTTTTATATGGATTTATTAAATGATAAGAATAATAAAATTGAAGTTATATTGAAGGAGAGAAATAGAAATGAATAATGAATTAGGAATTACATTAAAAAAGAATAGAATAAGGTTAGGGTTATCTCAAATTGAGTTATCAAAAATAACTGGTGTTGATCCAAAAACTATATCATTAATTGAAAGAGGAATTAGAAGAAAGCCACATGTAGATACAATATTAAAACTGGCTGAGGTTTTAGAATGCATTGACATTAGACTTTTATATTTAGCTGGATATACTCAAAATGATATTAAAGACTTAATTAGATTAATTGAAGATGATACATATAAGTATAATTTTACAATTACTATTAAAGGACAAGGCATAACTTATGCCGGTGATGAGGAAGAAGCAAGAGAATATGCAGAAGAAGATATTAATGATTGCATTACTATGCAAAGTTTTAAAGATGATTCAGGAGAAGTATTATTTAATGATGATAATATTTCTATACTTGTTGATTTTGAAAAAAGCGATTAGAAGTGAGAATTTAATATGAATAAGAAATTAGAAAAAATAAAAGACAAATTAAAAATGTTTGAAAACATGTCACTATCTGATATAGATATTAATGATGTTGATGAATTAACTAATATAAAAATAAATAAAAAGAAATCAAGTAATGAAAGAATACTTGATTTTTTAAATGAAGTGAAGAATCCATATGTGTTTAAGATGAATGGAAAACTTGTGAGAATTTCTTTTTCAAATACTGATAGAACTGCTGATGATTGTTTAACAAGAGTTCTAGAAAAATTGTACAAATGATATCGCACATTAGTAAATATTAGATATTTTTAATACTCTTTTTATGAGGAGGAGAATGCTTATGGCTGGCAGAGGTAATAAAAAACAAAGTAAGAATTCTTCTATTGCGAAATGGTTAGTTGGAGTTTATACCAGAAGATCATTTGATGATATGGAAGATAAAGAATCTAATACAATTGTTAATCAAAAAGAAATGATTAATAATTTTGTATCTAAAGAAGAAAATATGGAAATTATTGATTATTATATTGATGATGGATATACAGGAACAGACTTTGAAAGACCTGGATTCCAAGAAATGATGATTGATATTAATGATGGAAGGATTAATACAATAATAGTTAAGGATCTTTCAAGATTAGGAAGAAATAGTCTTGAAGTTGGAAAGTATATAGAGGAAATATTTCCTAAATATAATATAAGAATAATATCCATTAATGATGATATTGATTCTTTTAAAAAACCTGATTCAGTAAATGATTTGATTGTTTCTGTTAAAAATCTTATTAATGAGTCTTATGCTAGAGATATTTCAAAGAAGGTAAGTAGTGCATATAAAACTATGGCTAGTGCTGGTAAATATGTAGCTGGAACTTCACCGTATGGTTATACATTTGATGAAGAAGATAAACATCATCTAGTAATTGATGATAAAGAATCTAAAATAGTTAAGCTAATATTTAAAATGGCTTTGAATGGTGATGGTAGAATAAAGATTACTAAATATTTAAATGATAATAATATCTTATGTAGGAAAGAATTACAAAGAAGAAATAAGCATAAATTATCACTTAATCCATTAGAAGAGCAAACTAGATATAGGTGGTCAACTTCAACTATTGGAAGAATGCTAACGAGCGAAATATATATAGGTAATTTAACACAATTAAAAACTAGAAGAGAAAGTTTTAAAAATCATAAAGTAATTAACATTGCTAGAGAAGATTGGATTAGATTTGAAAATACACATGAACCTATTATTTCAATTGAAGATTTTAATAAAGTACAGAAATTAGTAAAAACAAATACAAAAAGAAAAAATATTAATGAAGAAAGAATGTATTCTATATATAATGGTATATTGAAATGTGCTGATTGTGGTAGAGCAATGTATAAGCAGGAAGATACAAGAGGAAATCGCCAGCTATCAAATTATTTATGTAATACTTATCTATGCATAAGTAAAACTTCTTGTACACCTCATAAAATTAAAACAGAAGATTTAAATAATATGGTTTTAGAAGCAATTAAATTGCAAGTTAAATTGGTTATTGAATTAGATCGAAGTTTAAAGAAGCTATATTTAAAAAATAATAAGGAGACAGTTGAGAGCCAATATAAAAATAATACAAGAATTGCAGAAATGAAAATTGAAAATTTGAATAATAAAAAAATGCAATTATATGAAGATTGGAAGTTTAATGAAATAGATGAAGAAGATTTTATAAAGCAATCTAATATGATTGATGAAGATATAAAACGAATTGAAGAAAAATTAGATATTATTACTCAAACTTATAGAGAAAATATAAGAATGATAAAAAGAAATGATTATTGGATTAATCATTATAAAAGAAATAAAAAGATAAAGAAATTAACAAGAGATATCCTCAAGGAACTGATAGATGTTATTTATGTATCAGAAGATGGTAATCTTGATATTCATTTCAAATATAAAAATGAATATAAAGAATTACTTACATATTTAGAAAATGAAGGAGATGTTAAAGAATGTCAAAGTGGAAAGTTGGAATTTATTTAAGATTATCATCTGATGATGACGATGATAAATTTGAATCCAATAGTATTACTAATCAAAGAAACTTAATTAATTATCATTTATCGGATATGAAGGATATGAAAGTAATAAAATGCTATTCAGATGATGGATATACAGGAACAGACTTTGAAAGACCTGGCTTTCAAGAGTTAATGGATGATATTAGAGATAAAAAGATTAATTGTGTAATAGTTAAAGATTTATCTAGAATAGGAAGAAACTATATTAATGTTGGACACTTTATTGAGGAAACTATTCCTAGATATAATTTAAGATTTATTGCTGTTAATGATAATGTTGATTCATATTTAAATCCTGAATCTATGAGTTCTTTAGAAATGTATTTTAAAAATCTTATTAATGAAAGCTTTGCAAAAGATATTTCAAAAAAAATGCGAACATCTTTAGCAATAAGTAAAAAGAATGGGAATTATATAGGTGTAGTAGCACCATTTGGATATTTAAAAGATCCAGATGATATACATAAGTTTATAGTAGATAAAGAAGCAGAAAAGATAGTTAAGAAAATATTCCAAATGGCTTTAAATGGAATGAGCAGGCAAGAAATTATAAAAAAACTAAATGAAAGTCATATACCAACTCCATCTAAATATTTAAAAGATTTTTGTAATAGTAAAAATCCACATATTGGTAATAAATGGACTTTGAGCTCTTTAGATAAAGTATTAAAAAATAAAAATTATATAGGCACACTTATTCAAGGAAAAAAAACAAGATTAAGTCATAAAAAGCATAACACTTTAAGAGTTCCGGAAGATGAATGGATAATTGTACCAGATCATCATAAAGCAATTATAAGTGAAGCAAATTTTAATCAAGTTCAAGAAATTTTATATAATAGGAATTCAAGAGTAAGCCCCAATGGAAAAATGTATAGATATACCGGATATTTAAAATGTGCTGATTGTCATACATCAATGTATAAGTTTTCTTATAATAAAGGTGAAACTGCCTACTTTTATTGTGGTTCATATCATAAGAAAAAAGTTTGCTCTAAACATCATATTACAGAAAAAGAATTAGATGATATCTTATTAGAATCAATCAACAAATTTATTGAATTAATTTCTAATTTAGATGAAAAAATAAGTAGCGATATTTCGTTGTCTTATATGGAATATGAAAAAGAAAATAAAGAGTTTAAATTAATTGAATTGGATAAAGAAGAAAAGAAGTATAGAAAATTATTAAATGATATAAAGGAAGATTATAAGAATGATTATATATCAAAAAAGGATTTAGATATATTTAAGGATAGATATTTATTTGAATTAAATAAAATATTAATTGAAAAAGAGAAAATAAAAAACAGTAAT